GGCACAGAAGCCGCACTTCTCCAAGCTCTGGGACGCCGACCCGGACGGCACGCGCACCCTCATCGACAGCCTCACGCCGAACTCCGCGCTCGCGGTGATGGCGTCGGGCTACGCGGGAGAGGCCGAGCAGGACTTCGACACCGACTACTCGAACGTGTTCGGCGTTCCCGCCGCGAACAAGGGGGCCTGAGCTGTGGCTGACTATTCACCCGTCTATGCGGCGGGCATCTTGCCGTTCACCAAGACCGCATCGGCGGCCATCACCGGCGGCCAGGTCGTGGAGACCACCACCACTGGCGCGGTCGGCCCGGCCGCGGCGGCCTCATTGAGGTGTGTCGGCGTTGCCGCGAACGACACCGCTTCGGGCGGCCGGGTCACTGTGTGGCCGTTGGCCAACGTCGAGCACGAGATCGTTGTGGTCGCAGCTGCCACGGTCACGGTCGGCGACGGCGTCATTGCCGGCACTGCGGGCACGGTCAACACGGTTGCGGTCGGCGCCGGTTCGGCCGCGGGCACGATCATCGGCCAGGCCACGACCACCGCCACGGCCCCCAACAAGGTCCGCTTCGTCGGACGCGGCTGATACCCGAGAGGAGATAGTCCATGCCAGGCACTTTCCCGGCCGGGGCGCCCGTCCTCACGGGTGACTCGCTCGCGATTTCCCGGTTCCTGCAGTCCCCGACGGCGCTCAAGCGTCGACTGCGTGACTACGGTGACCTCCGGTTCGTTTCGGACCAGATCCTGACCCAGCGGTTCCGCTCCAGCGGTGGCGCCGTGCTGTACGAGATGACAGAACCTTTCGTGTCGGACCGGGCTGTGGAGTCCGTCGGCGCTGGTTCCGAGTACCCGTACGCCAACCTGCCCACCGGCACTGCGGCTGTCGCGGCGATTCAGAAGTGGGGCCAGAAGGTTCTGCTGACGGATGAGGAGATCGAGCGCAACGCCTACGGCGGGGCGGCGGTTGACCGCCAGCTTCGCAAGGTCATCAACTCGATCATCAGTCAGGTTGACTCGATCACCATGTCGGCGATCGCGTCCGCGGTGACGGCTACGTTTAACGTGACCGCCGCTGGTGGTGGCGTGTGGACCGGCGCGACGCCGACGATCCTGCGGGACATCCTGCGGGCCAAGGCCGCCATTTACGCCCTGAACCTGGGGTACCACCCCGACACGGTGGTACTGAACGACACCCAGTACGCGTATGCGATGACCGACACGGCCATCACAAACGCGTGGCGGCGTGAGACCACCACCAACCCTGTGTATTCGGGGCAGGTGGAGACGATCGCCGGCCTGAACGTGATTGTGTCGCCGAACCTGCCGGCCGCCACCGCCTACGTGCTGGACTCCAGCGCACTGGGCGGCATGGCCGACGAGATGGACGGCGCGCCCGGCTACTCGGTGACGGATCTCGCCGTGCAGGTGAAGTCCATTCGCCGCGACGAGAACGACGCGTGGGATCTGCAGGGCCGCCGTAAGACGGTGCCGGTGGTTCAGGAGCCCGGTGCGGCGATCAAGCTCACCGTGATCGGCATCTGAGATGGCCTCGGAAGGAGCAGCCAGCATGAGCGAGACCGACCAGGCCGCCCGCGAACGGGCCGATGCCCTGCGCGACGAGGCCGACCGGCAGAAGAGCGTCGACAAGGACATGGGCGCCAAGGAGTTCGTCGTCGTGGCTCCCTATGTGACGCTGAAGTTGAAGGACGAGGTCGGCGGGTTCGTCGTCCGGGGCTTCAACGAGGGCGGGCAGTTTACCGCGGAGGAGATCGACGAGGAGAACCTTCGTCATCACCTCGACACGGGCCTGGTGGCTCCGGTGGGTTCCGATCTGGCCCGGTTCGCAGCGCCATCCGGAACACCCAAGCCGGGCGAGCCTCCGAACGTGCCGGTGACCGAGCAGCCGGTGGCGTCGCTGCCGCTGGCTGAGCGGTTGCAGCGTCAGGCCGACGCGGCGGACAAGGCTGAGGCCGCGGCGAAGGCGCCCAAGGCCACCAAGGCTGCCGCGCCCAAGGCGAACGGCTGAGCTAGACCATGGCGAACGATCTTTTCACTTTGGGCGAGTTCGCCAGCTACATGCAGCAGGACGTCGACACGTCGAGTGCAACGGTGGCTCGACGTGTCGCGGCCGGCTGGCTCTTGCAGGCCACGCGATTGTCGGACTTCCCGCTGCCGGTCTCCGACTCATTGTTCGGCTGGGGTCTGGAGTTGGCGGCGATCGCGTTCCGCAACCCGGACGGCGCCAAGTCCGAATCGCTGGACGACCACAGCGTCTCGTGGGACATGGAGCAGCGCACGGCGATTCTCAAGGCCGCTGCGGCGCTCTACGGCGGCGCAGGCTCGCCGACCTATTCGTTCCCTGCGTGGGATTGGCATTGGGAAGCCGTGCCCACCGTCGACCCGCTCACCGCGTAGGAGACCCCCATGGCCACCATCCAGTGCTACGGCGGGTCGCCCGCCAACGCGGTCCTGTGTACCTCGCAGACCGGCACCGGGCCCAGCACGAACGTCGTCGACCGGGGCGGAACCCTCAACCCGGCGCTGCTCGTCATCGTCTCCACTGTCGGCGCGACGCCGACTGTGACGGTTGATATTCAGGGCTCCGTCGACCTCGTCAACTGGTTCAACGTGTCGTACGGCACCACGGCCGCGCCTGAGACGCCGGTGGTGACGGCGCTGACCATCACCACGGCGACGACCGGGCTGTACATCATGCGACCAAATCAGCCATGGCGCTATCTACGCCTGAATTTATCGGCGAACACGAATGTTACGATTTCGGCCGTTTTGTGGACGACCTGAGGGGATGACTGATGCCCTTCAACGACCTGAGCAAGAACGCCGCACTGGACGGCCTCGACGAGTCCATCTCAGCCGGCATCAAGTTCGTCGGCGTCAACACGCTGGTGACCGCTCCGCCGACGGACACCACGCCGGGCACGGGTGCGACAGCCGCGGCCACGGAGGCCACCGGCGGTTCGCCCGCCTACGCGCGGGTGGCTGTCGTGTTCGGTGCTGCGGCGTCGGGGCAGAAGGCCAACACGGGCGCGCTGACGATCGACGTGCCGGCCGGCACGTACGGGTTCCTGACGTACTGGAACGCGTCCACCGGCAACACCGGCGTCGAGTACCGCGGCTACGCGCCGATCAACGGATCGGTGAAAGGCTTCGGGTCGGTGGATGGCACGGACCTGACGAACAACACGGTCACGTCGGTGGCGCACGGTCTCGTCAACACCGACCGCGTCATCTTCTACAACGTGTTCGCCGAGTCGCTGCCGACGACGATCACCGAAGGTGCGGCCTACTTCGTGGTGGGTGCGGCGACGGACACGTTCCAGATCGCACTCACGTCGGGTGGTGCGGCCATCGACCTGATCACCACCGGCGGCGAGATGTACTTCCAGAAGGTCATTCCCGAGGTGTTCGCCTCGCAGGGGCAGATCACTGTCGCGGTGGGCGCGCTGGTGCTTGATGCGACCACGATCTGATTTAGGGGGCTGACGTGTCGGTCAAGATCTTGACTCCGTTGCAGCCGATTCATGTGGTGGATGGTGCCGCGGTGGCCAACTTCACCACTTTCGCGGACATCAGCCCCGCTCCGTCCCTCCTGATTCCGCAGCAGGACATGGAGGTCGGCTGCGAGTTGGAGATGGAGTTCAGCGGCCAGGTGTCCGCGACTGGTACTCCGACTTTCGCGCTCGGGTTCTGGTTCAACACTGCGGCGACGATCCTGGCGCAGAATGCGCTGACCACGCTGGTGACCACCGCGGCCGCCTGGCCGATTCAGGGTTGGTGGCGTGGCCGGCTACGCGCCGCTGCTGCGGGCGCGTCTGGCGGCTCATGGAACGGTCAGGGTGAGATCAAGGTCGGCGGGTCGTTGACCGCCTGGGCCACCGGTTTCCCCTGCCCGATTCCTACGACCCTGGCACTGCGGACCGTGGCGTGTGATGTCACCGCGGCTCGCGCGGTCGGAGTCGGCGCGGCGTGGGGGACGGCCAGCGCGTCGAACACGGTCACTATCAACATGCTGAGCGCGACCCTGCGTACCGGTTACTGACCCTCGGGCGGGGGTGAACGCCCGTGACCGCATCGCCGGTCGATGGCGCCAAGGTCGCAGGCGCTGGCAGTTCGGCCACCACGGCCGCCACGTTCACCGGCCTGTCCATCGGCCAACTGTGCATCGTCGGCGTTGGCTGGGTTGACGCACCCGGCACGATCACCACCACGGTGGCCGACAGTCTCGGCCAGGCGTACACCCCGATCCCCCTCGGCAAGATCCGTAACGCGACCAATACGTACGCCACCCAGCTCTACTATCTGGTTAGCAAGCTGGCCTCCGGCACCACAGTCACGGTGACCGCCACGCACTCCGTGGCGACCACGTTCCGCAACATCGCGATCGAGCGGTACCAGTCCGACCGTGGGCCGTGGACGTTCGATCCGTTCGACAAGAACGCCGGCACCACGGGCAGCGGCACCGCGCTCAGTTCCGGCAACATGACGCCGTCCACGCCCGGTGAGCTCGTCATCGGCTGGGGTTCGCACAACTCCGGCACGCTGACCGCTGCCGGCAGCTTCACCGCCCGGCAGGGCAACGCCACCGACACGATGCTGGAAGATTTCTTCCAGACCGCGATAGCGGCGATCGCGGCGGCTGAAACGGCCAGCGTCGCCGACCAGTGGACCATGATCGGTGCCGCGT